AAAGGTCTTCTCCCTGTTAAGCGATGCACCCACGGACGACACACGCGAGGCGTACAGGTCGAGCTCCTTGGAGCCCGGCCTGTAGCGACCGACCGCGTCGTCGCCGTGTGTGATCGCTCGATCGAATGCGCTGGTGGCCCAGGCATTCACCCAAGAGAGTACAACGAAGCTGAGAGGTGTGCCCATCGGACTCCCTCTGAGGAACGACCCTTCCCCGACCTTATCACCAAGGTCGGGGAAGCTCCAGGTCGCTCCTCCCTCCAGACCGAGGGATCGCAACGACATGGTCAAATCCGCAGGACGGATAAGACCACGCGCCGCGAGCCCTTCGATGACTACCCGGACTGCCGCATGGGAGAGACCATCCGTAGCCTTGGACAGGTCCAAGGACGCGAACCGTCTCCCCTTGCGGTAGTGCATTCCGCCGGGAATCTCACGGGACTCGCCGTCGATACGCCAGTGGCCAGGAGCCAACCAGCGCAGCGACGAACGGGTCCAGCTTCCTTCAACAAAGGTCAAGCAGTCGGGGACACCAACCACCCGAACCTTGTATCCAGGAGCTCTGAGCGCGGTTGCCTTCATGCCAAAGGGTTTCCCCTGAGACCTGAGGTACAGCAACCCCGCGCAGCGATAAGATTCCCTAAGGTCTGCAGCAACTCCAACACATGGCCGCAGGACCACCGACGCCTTCTTAAGACAGAAGCCGCCGAGAGAGTCCCCAGCGTAAGCGTGGAAGGAGGACTGGGTCGCCCCAGACTCCTCACACATGTGTCCGAGATGTTCCAGGTAGCCGTCGATCCCGCCCCGAGTGGCAGGCCACTCGAGACAGGACGAACTGGAGGAGGGAAGCCGCCTAGGATGACGGAGGACTCCGCTGCCACTCACGCCGGGCGCGAGGGCAACGAAGCTCCGAAGGGAATCCAAGGCGGCAACCGATGTGGGAAACTCTGTGCTCGCCATCAGCTTGGCTGCTTGAAGGTGCCTGACGCACTCCCGGAGGGGAGGCTCAGGCAGCGACCTCGAGAGCCGAGTGAAGGCGAAACCATCCTCGGGCCGGCGCGCTGCCAGGCGGCAGAGTGTATCGACAACACCCTTCCGGATGTTGCACGGTGCATTCTCCCACCTCTTGGAGTGCAGGGCCGACCCGCGGACGTTGTGGCAAAGCGCCTTCAGCTCCTTGACGGTAAAGGCCAGTCCCCGGGAGGGGACGGTCTTAACCACCCAAGAGTGAAGGCGCCAAGCCACGCGCAGAGAATCCCAGCCAGACAGGACAAGACCGCTCCAGCAGGTTGTCCAGACCTGTTGGAGTGGAGACATATCGCCTCCGCGGTGCCGGTGGACACGTGCTCCCTTACGGGAGGGCGTGTCCGACTGCTCCGTCGGAAGGCTCTTTACAAGTAGCGTAAGCCGCTTGTAGGTGTTCCTTTCGAG